TAGCATTTTTGCTCATTACATTTTTGTAGACTTTTTCCCAGTCTTTGCCCGACCCAATAATTGATTCAGCAAATGCTTCAGAAAGACCTTTAGATGTAAGCGCAATTTTTGCTTTTTGCTTAGCAACCTCAGAAGCAATATTGTTAAAGTAATCTTTTACAGTATCGGTAGGTTTGCTGCCATTTAAATCACCTGTAATTTTAGGAAGCTTAAAATCAGGCAGTTTTCCAATTTTCTTGCTGTTATCTACCGCTGATTTTAGTGTTTTGTTGTAAGCATTTAGTGTTTTGTTGTAAGCATCTTGGCGGGCCTTTTCAGCAGCCATCATTTCTGAAGGCAGGATGCTTCCAGGGCCAGTATTAGTTTGTGAGCGTTTAGCAGTTCTTAGATAAGCCTCATAAGCAGACTGTCCAGCGCGAGTAGCGGCAGCAGTGGACTTATTAGATAACGCATTGTTATCCATGTTTTTTAGCGCATCATCGAGAGCAATAACACCAGCGACTAATAGCCCAATCGCGCCGACAGCCAACATAATTGGATTTATGGCTAGAGTTCCATTGAAAATACCCATTGCAACAGCAGCAATTTTTGTAGCAAACTCAATGGCTAGGAACGCCTTAGAAAGACCCCAAGCAACCATTACAAAATTAGCAATAGCCTGAGCGTTCTGAATTACAAAACTTAATCCAGCAATCATTGCATCAGCAAAAGCTTTCCAGTCCACAGAGGCTACAGCATCTTTCAACTGCTGGCCGATAACTGGAATCATTGCCTGAAAAGTAGGAAGAACCTGCTCAATAATTGGAACAAGTTGCTGACCAATCTGAGCCGATAAATCCTCAAAAGTCTTAGTAAGCGTTTTGAGCGAGTTACCCATAGTATCGCCATACTTAGTGAAGTCACCCTGTTGAATAGTGGTTTGCTTCATGATGAGGCCGTATGAGGCCATCATCTTCTGTTGTGCAGTTAGGCTTCCAACAACCTTTTGCCCTGTTTGTGCCAAGTATTCGGATTTGAGAGCATCATCTGTAAGGAATACACCAAATTTGCGAAGAGGTTCTGCCTGTCCTTGTAGACCAGACTGAATAGCAGCCAAAGCCTCAGCAGTAGGCACATCATTGAACGAACCAAGATCACCAGCAAGTTGAACAAGAGTTGTTGAGAAGTCGGCAGCAGACTGGCCTGAAAGTCCGGCAGATTTGGCAAATAGACCAAAAACTTTGGCTGATTGTAGCGCCTCAGTAGCACTTAGACCAGCAGTTTTAGCAGCAGTATCAGCAAAGGCTTGCACAGACTTAGCAGCATCGCCAAATACTTGATTTACACCTTCAAATTCAGCAGCATAGTTAGAAGCAGCTTTTACAGCAGAAACTAGACCTGTTGTTGCTGCCGCAAGACCCCCAATAACGGCAACATCTAATGCACGACCAATTCCACGACCAACAGCAGCAATTTCACGCTGAGCCGCCTTAATACCTCGGTTATCGAACTGGGTAACGAGATTGATTCTAATTGCCATTAGATACGATCCAACTTTCGGTTAATCTTGGCAGCAGCCTTTTCAAGAGATTTTAGAACCTGTGCTTGCATTTGAGGGAATTTATCTTCAACTGCTGGATAAATAAAGCGAGAACCTTTAGAGCCTGGCAAAGCACGAATCATTGCTTGCCCTTGCCCATTTAGGCGGTGTTTTCTTGTAGTGCCTTTGTATGCATAAACTCTAGTTTCGCTCTTTGGACTGCGACCACGCCCTGAACCTCTACCAGCCATGTCAGCAAGTTCAATACCGTAAGCCTTCCCAGAAGTTGTTGTCTGAATCTGCACAAGCTTTGCTTCAGTGCCAAAATAGGCTCTAGCAGCAGGTGTAACTTTTGTTTTTACTTGAGGAACACCCCATGCTGAACGACCTGAGTGAGTCATACCACCACCAGTTTTACCATTACGCATACGGCCTGAAAGTGGAGCAATTTTTGGAATAGCACTCTCAATAGCAGTGACGGCTGGTGAGGTAATTTGTTTTATATCATCAACCATTGCTTTGAATGCTTCAGGTCGAACGGCTCTTAGTTGGTCAAGGGTTTCCTTGATGCCAAATAATTCAACGCTATTTCCTAAAGCCATAATGTCAATTCTACCTTAGAAGCGAAAAGCCCCCGATGCGTAGTCGGGGGTTTCTCTATTTGCTCATCTGTTGCGCTCGGTAGATAAGATACCTACCCATAGTCCACAACATACGATCAGACTCTTGCATAAGAGCCGATGGTGCGATGCCTGTTTCAACAGCAAGGCTGGCGATATACCAATGCGATGATTGGTCACCCAGCCCTGTTATTTTGGGTCTAGTTCGCTTGCTCCAACAGATTCAACAGTTTCAGTCCAAGCATCAAAGTCTAGGGCTGTTGCCTTAGTGCGATTCTCTGAAGCCCAAGCCAAGAAAAGAAGGTGAGTGATTCTCACTTCTTCCTGGATTCGGCTAACTGAGATGTTGAACTTGTCCTCAAACTTTACAAGGTCTGAAGCGGAGCAGGTGATTTCCTTAGCGTTGCCGTCAAGGAAAAGGATGCGTAGGTTAATTTTCATTTTTTATCCTTGTTATGCAGTCGCGCGAGATACAGCGCCTACGGTTGGGAAGGTAACATCAAAAGTTGCTAGGTCACCAACAGCACCAGCGATAGGTGTGTATTGCGATACTAGAACAACTGCTGAGTAAGCAGGGTTGGTTGCTGAAACGGTTGCAGAGCTTGAGCGAATAGTTACAGTCGCTTCAGTTCCGATTAGAGGGTAAAGCAAAGCATCTACTCCGCCAACACCAAAGTCTTGCTGGAAGTTTAGGGTTACAGAACCAGACTTCAAACCTGCTGCAACTTCACGCCATCCGGCTGAACCTAGAGAGGTCTTGTCTACTTCTTCAACGGTGATCTCAAGAGATGCACCTGAAAGGGCTGATGATACATCCGCTGTGCCGATTGACACATAACGGCTAGTTACAACAGTTTTTGCCATTGTGATTTTCCTTTTGTTTAGTCTGCTTGCACAGCGATATCGAATTCAGCGGCAAGATAAGTGTTCTCACCGATGGTGACTGAGCCGTAGTTTCTCATGCCTGTAACTATTGTATCAAAGGCAACCCCACCAAGGGTCTTGTCTGATTCAATCGCTACCCTAATGCTACTGCTACCAGTTGGCGAACAGTAGGCATCAAGATTGTTTTGAGCGGTGCGCTCTGATACTCGGCCAACGACCAGAGTAATCGTGTAGTTGTAAGTTGAAAGGGCGTTGTTAAACGCTCGGTGATAGTCCACAGATGAAGGCGCGATAATCGCATACGGTGGGTTTACATTGTCTGGGATTGTTGCTCCAGAGCGTAGCCCTGTAATAGTTGCCAGGTTAGTTGCCAGACCTGAGCGAATAGCGGTAATCGAAGCCACTATGCGAACTTCACAATCCTGTAAGAATCCACCAGTTGAGAAACATCTGGGTCAAGGCGAGAACCGACACGAATAAAGCCGAGGTCTGGTGAGCTAAGAACACCAAGCGGTGAATCTAGGCGCTTGAAGATTCGGCTGGCCTGAATGATTGTCGCTTGCTTGATGGCGGTTGGAACTGCTGAGAAACCCCAAGTTGCTGTGACCTTTACAAGAGCCTCGCCACCCCAGATTGGGAAGGTGTAGTCACCAATGGCTCTAATGGCGTTGTAAGGCCATACAAGGCCGTCTACGCGCCCATTTAGAGGCTCTAGTTGGTAGTCATCTGCTTGCCACACAACATCGTAAGTTCCATCAGCAGAAGTGTCAGTTGCAACCTCAGTAATTGTGACTGCATCATCAATGTTGGTTAGGAAGTCATTGTCAGCAACAAAGTAGCGTGAGGCTGTTCCAGCATTGTAGAAAGAACGCGCACAGTAAGCATCAACCAGTCGAGAAGCCGACTCAATAGCCATCTCCAACAGGGAATCATCAATCGAATCCTGGATGCGGAGTGCAGCCTTAACTTCTGCTAATGTGGCATAGCCTTGCGAGATACTCATAACACAATTCTACCGCTCGAACCGCAACCGAGTTTTGATATCTGTCGAGCTAATACCCTGAGTATAAGGAATGTAGCAAAGGCCTATACCACGCTCATCAAGCCAATCTTGGTCAAACTGCATCTGAGCATAATAATCACGCCTAGCCCAGTCAGAGCCAATAACAATCAAGTCAGGCTGAACATAGTCAATAGCAATAGTGCTATCAGCCCCACCCACATTAGCGACAACCCTATCAACCCAGCGACATCCCTCGATGACAGTTTTTCTTTCGGCATAAGACATCACCAATCCTTTTCCTTTGTATGCCTTGATAAATTCATCTGTATTTAGTGACACAACAACTTCACCATCTGGCCCAGCCAGTTCTTTACAACGCTCTAGGAAGCGCACATGGCCTGAATGAAAAAGGTCAAAACGAGCCTCCGGTATACACCCTAAGCATTAGCATCACCACCCTGAGCATACTTTTGAAGGTATGCGACTAAAGAATCTGAATTATCTTTAACTCTGCCTAAAAACGAATTGCAAGAGCTACATAGCAATCCTCGCACACATTTACCGCAAGTTTTTATTCCTGGGCAGCAATTATGGTCATGATCAACTGCCAACCAGTTACGATTCGGTGGTTGGTTACAAATTGCACAAGTTCCACTTTGTTGCTCAAGCATATCTAAATACATTTGTTTAGTTAGTTTGTATTTTTTATGAATACCCACCCATCGATGGCGCTCAGGATTCT